CTGCGATTCTCTCTCCCCGAAGCAAGCTAAAATTTGAAAAAAAATATAACAATTTTGTTATGAAGACTTTGAAAAGTCGAAAATACAACGCTCATTACAAACAAATGCGCCGGATTATTTTGGCTACGCAACCGGCCTGTTTTTACTGCAAAAAGGCTGCAGCTACAACTATTGACCATGATCCACCTATTGACACCTTCCCAGCTCCAGAGCTTTGGGTTGGTACTCTAAGGCCAGCATGTGCACATTGCAACTATTCGAAGGGAGCCATCTATGGTAACAAAAAAAGGAAAGCCGTTAAAAACAGTCGTAAGTGGTAAAGCTGCAATTGGCAGACATACAGCTGCAATGAATAACGCTTTGAAGGGGCGTGTAGATATTGATGGAGTCACTCAGGTAGCTTTGTTAGGTTTGGCAACAGCCTGGGATGCTATTGAGAAAACCGGTGAAAACACACACACCATCCCATCTATATCCAGAGAGCTTAGAGAGATCTGGACTTATTGTGGTTTGCCAGAGGCAGATGACATTTTTAAGTAAATGCCCACCAAGGTGGGCATCTTTAAGAGATGAAACTTGTGAGACAGATGGTGACAGGATGCAACTTGTTGCTGAGCTGTTGGGCTTTGATCTTTTTGAGTGGCAAAAATATGTTTGTGATGTAGGTTTAGAAAAAGACAAAAATGGCTTGTACAAATACCGCACTGTTGCGGCTCAAGTGAGCAGACAAAGCGGCAAGTCAAAACTGATAGAAACACGCATTGCTTATGAGTTATTACAACCCAAAAGACATGTTGCCTACACAGCTCAAGACCGCAACATGGCTAAGGTTAAATGGGAAGAGCACTTATTAAGTTTTATGATGTCGCCAAAGTTTTCAAAGCGTATTGCAAGAGTAAGTAAAACAAATGGCAATGAGAAGATCTACATGCGCAATGGATCTACCTATGGCGTTGTAACACCTAATGACAAAGGTGCCAGAGGATTGAGTTTAAATTTAATGGTTATTGATGAGGCATTAACACACCCCTTGTCACTCATAGCAAACCTACAGCCAACACTTGCAACAAAGCGCAATGGTCAGCTTTGGATTATGTCTAATGCAGGCAGACCAGGTGAGTCAGAGCTGCTAGAGCATTACCGGGAGCTTGGACATAGAGAGATTGCAGAGCCAACCAATAAACTAGCCTGGTTTGAATGGTCACCTATGTCAGATGATTTTGACTATATGGATCAAGATGTCTGGTACCAGGCAATTCCATCTTTACATGAAGAGAAGGGTGTTTTGCTTGAAGCTGTAAAAGAGGCATCATTAACTAACAGCCCGGAGATCTTTACAAAAGAATGGCTCAATGTCTGGCCGGCTAAAGATGCAGTGCAAGTTATTCAAACAGAGCTTTGGGATGCACTAGCTAGGACTGACATAGTTTTGGGTAATCAAGTGGTGTTTGGTGTTGATATATCTAGGGAGCGTGATAGAGCTGCCATTGCAGTCAGCGGCAAGGTTTTACATTACACGCCTGTAGAGCTTATTGAGTGTAAAGAGGGCACCTCATGGGTTTTGCCTAAATTGGTTGAGCTATGTAAGCGATATAAAACAAAGGTGGTCATAGATACCGGCTCACCTGCAGCCTCACTTATTGCAGAGCTGCAAAAAGAGAATGTAGGAGTAATGGCAATACACCTTAGAGATTATGCAAGAGCGTGTGGATCTTTTTATGATGCTGTACAAGCCAAAACAATCTGTCATATCGATGACCCAAATCTTAGAGCTGCAATCCTTGGATCTACTAAAAGACCACTGGGAGACTCATGGGCATGGAATAGACAGAGCACAACAAACATCACCCCACTTGTAGCGGTAACGCTGGCACGCTATGGAGTAGTGACTACAATCGAAGAGAGACCAGTGGCAAGGAGTAAGATGTACTAATGAAATACATATCAACTATTTTACAAGTAGCAGGATCTTTACTGATAGTCTTAGGTGTCGCATCCTTTAGTTTAATTTCTGGAGTATTATTGGGCGGCGCATTTTTAATTTTATTCGGCATTGCTTTAGAGGTTAGAGGTAAATAATGCTTGGCAAGTTACTTAAGAGACAGGTACAACCCGGCCTTGTATATACATCCAGCGGTTATGTAGATTCTCTTGGTAGAGTCGGCAGATTTTTTGAAGGTAATTATGCAGGCACTTATGTAGATTCTCGCACTGCACTTGGCATACCTGCAATCTTTAGAGGTATCTCTTTAATTGCAGATGCAATCGGAGCACTTGAGCTTTGTGCCTATCGCAATGGTAGAGAGGTTGAACCTAAACCAAACATTTTAGCAAGACCTAATCCAACAGAGACAAGAATGGAAACCATTGCAGCTATGGCTGCAGGTTTGTTGATGGATGGTAATTACATTGCAGTGTTAGGTGAGCCAGGAGCTAATGGTTATCCAGACAGTCTTTACCCAGTCGCACCTGATCGGGTACAAGTATCAAGAGATAAAGGTCAAATCATTTATCGTATTGATGAAAAAACTTATGACAAGTCAGAGATCTTTCACATTAAGAATTTTACAATGCCAGGTGATCTTGTTGGCAGGGGCATCTTAGCTGTTGCAAAACAATCATTAGGTAAAGAGATTGCCATAAATGAATATGCAGCCAGATACTTTGATGGCGGCGTAAATCCTACAGCTGTTATCAAATCGGCTAATCCAGATCTTACAAGTGAAGAGGCGGATGCTTTAAAGTCTGCATGGATGTCAATGTACTCATCACGCAATAGATCACCTGTAGTCATGAACGCATCTACAGACTTTGAGGTGTTAAGTAGTAACGCAGCTGAGAGCCAATTGGTAGAGGCACAAACAGCCGGACTTACAGAGGCCGCAAACATCCTTGGCCTACCGGCTTATTATTTAGGCGCACCAAATAGCAGCCGCACTTATAGCAATGTAGAACAAGAAAACTTACAGCTTATCAAGTTTTCAATACAACCAATAGCTGAAAGAATTGAGGCTGCCTTCTCAGATTTATTAGTGCGTGGGCAAACAGCCAAATTTAAGTATGACTCTATGTTAAAAACAGACACAGCTAGTCGCTACGCAGCATACGCAACCGCATTGTCAAGTGGATTTTTAACTGTTGATGAAGTGCGTAATAGAGAAAATCTTGAGTCTATGGATTATGAAGAGGGCGAATTTGATGATGAGACAGATGCAAGCTTACAAGCACAAGAGGTGATAGATGAACAATGATATAGAAAATAGACAATACTCAGTAGAGTTACAACTACGCCTTGCAGATGGTGATGGGCGCACTATCTATGGTATAGCAGTCCCATACAATAAAGAGCAGCGCATCAACGGCACCATTACTGAGATATTTAGAAAAGGTGTTTTTGCAGATGTTATCCGAGCACCTCACAGAGTAAAACTTTTGCGTGGTCATGGTGAAAACAATGTGCTGGGTAGAGCCACGCTTTTAAAAGAAACAGATGATGGTTTATATGCAGAGTTTAGAATTTCTAAAACAAGAGAAGGTGATGAAGCTTTAGAGCTAGTCAGAGATGGCGCACTAGATCAATTATCTATTGGGTTTATGCCTATTAAAAACCGCAAAAGACCAGATGGTGTCATGGAGCGAATAAAGGCTCATTTAGCAGAGGTATCTCTTGTGACCTTTGGAGCTTATGGAGATATGGCCGCTGTTGCCGGAGTGCGACAAGGTGCACCTCAAATAACACCTAGACTAGATGAAGCCAGAAAGATTTTAGATGCCATACAGCGTAGTAAGTAATCATCCAGACTGTGAAGGTTTTGCAGTAGTCAAAGATGAAAACAATGAGTTAATAGGCTGTCACAAAACTCAAGCTCAAGCTGAGGATCAATTAACAGCAATAAACATTTCAGAGTTTGGTACAAGAGAGTTACCTCAAAATTATAGACCGGCATCTAGTGAAGATGTACCAGAGGGTCGCAATTGCGCTAATTGTTACTTTTATCAAGAGGGTTATTGTGATCTTTGGAAAGACAATGTGCAGGCAGATTATTATTGCAACAGATGGGCAGCTCAGAATGAAGAAAGAGCCGAGAGCTTTACACCTACAGCTGCCATGAGGACTGAGGCACAAAGAGGACTAGATTGGCGCAGAGAGTTAGGCAGAGGCGGCACTGAGATAGGTATTGCTAGAGCTAGAGATATTGCAGGTGGTAAAGACTTACCTTTAGAGACTGTCAATCGCATGGTATCTTTTTTTGCAAGACATGAGGTAGATAAACAAGCTGAAGGATTTAGTCCAGGCGAAGAGGGTTATCCATCAAACGGAAGAATTGCCTGGGCATTATGGGGCGGTGATGCTGGTAAGTCTTGGGCAGAAAACATAGCAAACCAAGATAGAGATTATGATGAAGATGAAGATGAAAAACCAAGATACAACACAGCTATACAAATATTACAAAACTTAAAAAAACAGATATAATATAAATAGTAGAACACCTGACCCTGTATTGCAGCGAGTCACACCTTCTCACAAACCAAACTAATTTATAGGAGAAAAATGTCTAATACATTTCTAGCCTCTCTGCGTGAGAAGCGT